TCGCAGCGGAGTTGTTTTTGAATAGCGTAAGCTGGCCGGGACGATGCGCCCGGCTCAAACCAGCTTGAACAAGCTCAAACCACAAAAACGGAGAAAGGATGAAAGAAAATGACAAGGGAAAAAGACAGGCGGAGGTGGAGCCTGCGGCGACTGGCGGTGACGGCGGCGGTGGTTGCGCTGTGCGCGTTGCTGGCCGGATGCGGCGGCGGGGACACAGGCGACAAGATCAGCGCACCATTTGAAAGCGGAAAGTGCAAGGGCATGGAGTTGGAGGTTGTCAAAAGCCAACTGGCAGAAGCGGGCTTCACCAACATTCAGGAAAAGCCGCAGGAGACGGCGACGGAATTTCTCGCAGACAGCGTTATCTCGGTGAAGATCGGCTCGAACACAAGCTGGAACAGCGCCAACACATGGAAGCCGGATACAAAGATCATCATTGAGTATTACGCCTATACAGGCATCCGGCATATTGATGTGACGATGGATATTGCTGTTGGTGGTGAGGATGGGAAGCCGGTATTTACCGTGCAGACCAGCTTGCCAGATGGAACGAAATTGAGCGCAGAGCTTTCCTACAATGGCGAACTGGCGGGCGGGCGCGAGGACTATGTGGAGACGCAGACCATCACGGTACAAGACGGTAAAGCGCAGACAGCGCCATTCACAAAGGACGGAGAGATGCTGACGGGGCAATACCGCTTTGGCGTGGTCATGTTCCCGGCGGAGCAGAGCCAACAGGTGCAGGAGATCGTGGGCGCGTCCGGCGAGGCCATGCGCGGTGCGCTGGTGGAAAAGGACGGAGACTACAGCTATATCGCCGCGTCGATGGAATACACATCCCATGTTGCGGAGACCGTTGAGAAGATCAGCGAGGAGGAGCTGCGGGAGAAACTAAAGACTGCGCTTTCCGGCTTTGGCGACGACTGCACCATCAGCAAAGATGGGTATGTTTACACCGTGAACGTGTGGCAGGAGGGCTTGGCACAGACGGCTATGCTCGCGCAGACCGGCGACAAGGACGCGAAAGAGGCATGGGATAAAATCGCATACACAACCATGCAAGCCTCGGATAGCCTGCAAGAGCTGCTGACGGCCAGCGGGTACGGGGACTACATGGTACAGATACAGGTTTTGAACGACAAAAACCACGATAACACATTGTTGACGGTGACCATGGGAATGGCATCGTATAACTGCGTTTCCTAACCAGCGAAAAAATTTTTCAGGATTAGCAACTTCCGCAGGTTTTTCGTGATAATATCATAGCGTGGAATAAAGCCCGTGGCGGAAACGCTGCGGGCTTTGCCATAGGCGCATCCTGCGCCGGTCGAAGCCCTGCGTTCCTACGCGGGGTGTTTTCGTAGGCCGGGCAGGATGCGCGACTATCTGGAGGTGTGAGGATGCCGAAGCGGAGTGAGAAGCGCGACACCGCCAAGGCTGAGTACGTCAAGCGGCGGCGGTCGGGCGAGAAGATCAATCTCAAAGACTTTGCCAATGAGCTGGGCGTGACCTATGGCACAGTCCGCAACTGGAAAAGGATCGACCAGTGGGAAGATGCCATAGAGCGCAAGCGCGGCGGGCAACCCGGCAACAAGAACAGCCGGGGCAAGAAGAACGCCAAGGGCAACACCGGTGGCGGTGCGCCGGATGGCAACACCAACGCGGAGAAAGACGGCGCATATAGCACCATCCACCTTGACCGGCTGACCGAAGAGGAACGGGCGTGGCTGGATGCGATACCCACCGGGGCCAGCGCGAACAACGCCTATGAGTTGAAGCTGCTGCGGATTCAGCAGCGGCACATCATGGAGAAGATCGCGGAGTACGAGAAGTTCAGCCCGGAAGAACTATTTACGGCCACCATCACCGATATGCGCAAACCCGGCCCGGATGCCGAGGGCAAGACGGCGGACAGTGCCGTGCAGAAGATGGCGATGGTCAACAAAGACAGTGCCTTTGTCCGGGTGACGCAGTTGCGGGAAGCTCTGAACAAGGTTTCCGGCAGAATCATTTCCCTTACGACCCAGATTCGCCAGCAAGAAGAATTTGAAAAGCGGTACGCTCTGGAACTGGCCCGCCTTGACATTGCAAAGATGCGGGCGACCGGTGAGGTAGACGTAGACCCGGAGGGGGACGAAGAGGATGAAGAAGAAGCTCCACACGACAAAGATAGTGGCGCAGTATCTTGACCTGTCCGAACGCCGGGTACGCCAGCTCCGGGACGAGGGGGTGCTGGAAGAGAAAGCCCCCGGCCTATACGATCTGCGTTCCAGCGTCCGGCGGTACATCAACTACCTGCGGGGCGACGAGGGCGGCAAGGCTGATCTCAACGAAGAGCGGGCGAAGCTGACCAAGGAAAAGCGGATCGCTGCTGAAACCGAGAACAAGGTGCGGAACGGTGAGCTTTACCGCAAGTCGGATATTATGACCGGCATGACCACCATCGTCATGACCCTGCGTTCGAGATTGCTTGCCCTGCCGAACAAGCTGGCGGCGAACATCGCCAAGCTGGACGGCGACGAGGACAAGATCATGGACTTGCTGCAAAGCTCCCTCCACGAGATCATGGAAGAGTTTTCAAATTATCAGGTCGCATTGGAGCGGCCAAAGGATGATGAAGATGAACAAGACGGAGAAAAAGCCGGATAAACCCGGAAGTGAGTGCAAGGGCTGTCCGTGGGGTAAGCGCATCCATCAGCGGCTTATCCTGTGTATGTTCCCGGAATGCGTCAGGGGTGAGCCGAAACGTGAAGAAGAAACGGATCGTAAAACTTGAACCGCAGACCGTGGAGCTGTTCGCGGAGGTTTTGAGCAAGCTCCGTCCGCCACCGCCGCTGACCGTCAGCCAGTGGGCGGACAAGTACCGGGTGCTGTCCGCTGAGTCCAGCGCAGAGCCGGGGCGGTGGCATACAGAGAAAGCCCCCTACCAGCGGGCTATCATGGATGCCATTGGTGATCCTCACGTCCGGTCGGTCGTCGTCATGTCAGCAGCGCAGATCGGCAAGACGGATGCTTTCATCCTCAACCCGTTGGGCTACTACATGGACTATGCACCCTGTCCGGTGATGTGTATGCAGCCGACCCTTGACATGGGACAAACGCTCTCGAAAGACCGCATTGCTCCCATGATCCGGGACACGCCCCGGCTTACCGGCCTTGTAGATACCAAGAGCCGGTACGCTGGCAACACCGTCATGAAGAAGAATTTTCCCGGCGGACACATCACCATTGTGGGTGCAAACAGCCCGTCCAGCCTTGCCAGCCGCCCCATCAAGGTGCTGCTGGCGGACGAGATCGACCGTTACCCCAAGAGCGCGGGAACTGAGGGCGATCCCCTTGATCTGGCAAAGAAACGCCAGACGACCTTTTGGGACTACAAGACCGTCATGGTCAGCACTCCAACCATCAAGGGAGACAGCCGAATCGAGGATGCCTACTTGCTTTCTACGCAAGAGGAATGGAACGTACCCTGCCCGGAATGCGGAGCATACCAGCCGTTCCTCTGGGAGAACGTCAAGTTTGACCCGGACGATCTTGACAAGGGTGTGAGCTACGTCTGCCGGGAGTGCGGCTGCATTGCGAATGAATACCGGTGGAAAGAGCAGGGTGTTCACGGAAAGTACGTTGCTGCCAACCCCGGCGCAGAATCCAGAGGGTTCCACCTGAACACGTTGGCTTCAACCTTTGTTGGCTGGAAAGAGGTCGTGCAGAAGTTCATAGAAGCCAAGATTGCCCTTGACCACGGCAACCCCGAACAGATGAAAGTTTGGGTAAACACCGAGCTGGGCGAAACGTGGGAAGAGCGTGGAATCCAGTTGGAGGACACCGAGCTGTTCAACCGCCGCGAAATCTACGCCGCAGAAGTGCCGGACGATGTTCTGTATCTTACTGCCGGTGTTGACGTGCAGGACGACCGCTTTGAAGTTGAGGTGGTCGGCTGGGGCGAGGGTGTGGAGAGCTGGGGCATCCGTTACCAGAAAATCTACGGTGATATGCTGTCGGATCAGGTGTGGGACGACCTCGACAATTTCCTGCTCAGAACATGGCAAAAGGCGGATGGTACAGCCTACCCGCTGCTGGCTACCTGCATCGACTCCGGTGGACACCACACCGATGCTGTGTACCGGTTCGCCAAGGAGCGGCTTAACCGCCGTATCTTTGCAATCAAGGGCATGGGCGGCAGCGGCGTTCCGTTCATCCGCAACCCGTCCAAGAACAACCGCGTCAAGGCGGAGCTGTTCATTCTGGGCGTTGACGCTGGCAAGACGACCATCTACCAGCGGTTGGAGGTCAAGACCCCCGGACCGAACTACTGCCATTTCCCGTCCAACCCGGAAGCGGGTTACACGGAGGAATACTTCAAGGGCTTAACGGCTGAGAAGAAAGTGGTGCGGTTTGTGAAAGGCCGCTTGAAAGTATACTGGGAAAT